CTAAAGAGGGTGTAGTAAGTACCGGGGAAGTTGAATAAACTATATTTGTAGTATTAGTCCCGGTTGTCCCGGTTGCACCTGTAAGATAATTTAGTTTAGTCGCTGTCGTGGTCAAAGCAACTGCCTCATTTATAAAGGGACTTGTGATTGTTTTGTTGGTCAATGTCTGCGTACCGTCAATGGTAACTACACTCGTTGTGTTATTAGTCGGGGTGGTAATCTTTAAAGTCCCGGTTCCGATTGTCAGAACGCCTGTCGAATGTGTCATTACCACGTTACCATTACTATAATTAACTACACCACCCGAAGCAAGAAATAGATCGCTAAATTGCAGAGAACTACTTCCAAGTGCTGCCCCATCACTTGACAATGGAGTAAACCCGGATTGAATTGTTGCCGTACCTGTCAATGCAGCATTACCCAAAATTGTTGCTCTGCTCTCATTAGCCACATTATTAAGACTTAACGAAGTTTTAAAGTCAGCAGCGGATTGAGCAGTAACGGAATTATCAGCATTTATCAAAGGGAAAGTTATAGCCGAAGGATTGACAAGAGTAAAAAATGCAGTACCTACACCTGTTCCTCCAATAGCAGTTCTGAAATTGAAAGCACTCAAAGCCGTTGCACTATTATCAGCATTAACCCTGAGAAAAGTTATTGCGGATGGATTGGTAAGAGTAAATAACGCTTGTCCGGCAGTTGTACCTCCTAAACTTGTTCGACCGGTTGCTGCCGTTAATCCTGTTGCAGTTCCACTCCATCGAAGTCGTGCAGCATAAGCTGAATCCCAGTTAACTGAATTATTGGTTATTGAGGTTCCCCATGCCGCACCTGTTGATAAAGCAATACCCGCATCGGGATATGTCATTGACCCCGCCCCTCCCAAAGCCAAATCAGTTAATCCTTTCCATACATGGAGTTGATTTGCAACCTGAGTAATGGAATCAATAAGGAATATCTTACTATTTGGATTAATAGTAAATGTCCTATTTCCAATACCTGAATAAGTACCATTTATTCCTAATTTCAGACCTCCCTGTGCATTCACTGGTTGCTTGAAAGTCTGTGCCGAAACACCCGCTGCGAAAAGTATCGCAATTAAAACCAATAATGTTTTTTTCATTTTATAATGTTATTAAAATTTCCCAATCCACATCAATCGTCCCATTAAAATCAGTTCCTTTTTGTAGTTCATAATTACCTGCTATCACTGCCTCCCTGAAATTACCCCCAAGAGTACTGGCATAACTATTGATATTTTCCCAGTCAACATCTACCGTACCATCAAAACCTAAAGCAGTCAGAGCAACATCTTCATACAGTACATCACTTATCTGTACGAACCGCCATACCTTCTGATTTGTAACCAGGTCTTTCCAGTATTTTGAGATGTTTTCTTTATATGTTATTGAACTTGCCATTATTTCAATTCGTTAAATGGTATAGAAATTCCAATAATAAAAAACACCGCTCGCCCTAGATATGTGTTCGGCGGATTCAATCTAATGGAGCCCACCCAACAACTACCTTCCCGATATTTATCCAGTCCACCCCTTCTATACCTGGAAATCCTGTTGGTGTAAGTGTCTTATCTGTATATCCGTAACATTCCAGTACGTATCTTCGGATAGAAGTTGTGCCATCGTTGAGTGTTGACCAACCCTGATTAGGATTTAGACCCCCTGATGAACCTACAGCTAAACCACCGATTCTGATTGCTATTGACATGGCTACATAGAATTAAATTCCATAGCCTATATAGATTTCCGTTGCGGTAGTTCCTACTTTGAATATTTTTCGACAATATTCAGGGTCATTAAAGATAGCAGAGGCATCCAATGTCTTTGTGATGGCTTCGGCATCAGTGTTGTTCATCGGGCAGTATTTAATAGTTCCCCCTGCGCCAGATCTTATAAAAAATCCACTTTTGGGTGTGGGTTCAAAATCGGCTACAGCTAAAAGAGCATCAATAGCGACTACTTTGACTAGATTTTCACGTGCATTTGCGCCCATCTTATTTTACTTTACGTGTGAAACATTAATAATACATAACATAATTGCAGCGTAAAGTTAAACTATTTTGACAAAAGAAAATGCCACACTCGTAAAAATGTGGCATCTCTGACATGAAAGTAGCAGGAAAACGGAATTTATTCGTTTTTATCTTCGGGAATGTCTTCTTCTTTTTTGCCTTTTTTACCTGCACTGGGATTCTTTGTTATCAACACGGCCTGCAGATCATCCCTGAACTCCTGATTTCCAAGGTAAAAATCATACAATGCCTCACTTGCACTTTTTGTTGGCGGCACTTTGCATATTACAGTGGTACCTTTTTCTCCTGATGCCTGCCAGTACCATGTAGTTTTTAAAGCATCATATTTCAATACACCCATATCCATTGCCTTTGTGATAGATACACGTGTCTTAATTTCATCTTCAGCATTAACCATACGGAAGAAATCATCAGGGCCCGCTGGGGTCTCGTGTATCTTATCCCATAGTCTGTTTTTTATCTGAGCAGGTGTCATCTCGCCTACCCCCGGTACTTGGTATGCCTGCAATACGGCTTTCAATTTTTCTTCAGGTAACCCAAAGTCTTCACCATAAAGCAACCCGTCAATTTTAGCCTCAAGTTTTTTCTTTTCGGCTTTCTTGTCGGCTTCTGAGATAAGGTCTTCAAACATAAACTTCACCATCGACCCCTGATTCTTTCCTCCTTTGCAATACTCTGATTTATTGAGTAAAAAGAATATAAGTTCGATATCATTACGCTTCAGCCACTTTGCTCCATCAAACAGAAATTTTTTCGGGGTGTATTTCTTAACTCCCTTCTCGTCAATAATGACATTTTCTGCATACCTCCATACTTCTGTGCCGTTCGGTGTCTTGACCGTGGCTTTTAAATCAAAAGAAATGGAGTTTGGTTTATCAGGCAGCCGATTATGAGGTAGTTTACTTTTCACAATGCGTTCTGGAGGATACACAACTTTTACTGGAAATCTGCCGTGGAAATGTTTTTCTATTTCCTCAATCTCTGCTTTCGCTTTACTTAAATCGTAAATCAAATCATTTTTGAATAACATAGCATATTTGGTTTAAAGGAAATGAGAGGCAGGCTTTCCCCGCCTCTCTATCCTGTGATTACATTTAGACTGCTTCCATGAGAACCATCTGGTTGCCTCCCCTGTGGTGAGCTCCAATATGGCATCTCTGGTAAGTATTACGATCATCAATATCGGTGACTTTCAGACCTTCGCCTGCACCGCCTACCTGCCAAACTTCCATTCTCCGGGAATACTTGCCGAGTGCACGGTAACGAGTACCAATGGAATCGACCATATTACTGGTTACAGGGTCTTTCTTCTTATTGATTGGAAGGAATACGCCCATCTTGCGTGCGGCATAACCGTCTGCTCCTGCGAGTTTCTTGTTATTGAATCCTCCCATTCTCTTGAATAAGAAAGTCCTCTCTGATTTTACCAGATAAGTGAAGTTTACCGATGCGCTGAGTGCTTCGTTATTGTTGAACAAAGCCTCATTGGTAGCTAGTTTCGCAAACTGGATGTTCGTGTTTTTGAAATATGACACCAACGCATTTTCGATGTCCTGATGAAGTGAAATTCCTAACAGAGCAAGGATGCGATTACCTGCAAATTCCCTGTCAAGAGTATTGTCCATTTCATCAAACTCATCTACTGTGAAAGCACCATCAACACTGGTCTGCTCATTCCCTACTCGTCTGATGTAAGGAATAAGACCCTCGGTCGTTTTGATTGGCCGTCCGGTAACTGGGTCAGTGATGACGTTTGTGGATTGTTTTCCCCAAAGGAGAGCACCGTCAATCTTAAGTGCCATACGATAATCAATGTCAATCTGACCTTTGAAATAGTATGCGGGTATTGACTGTCCTGCACTGGTTATTGTTATCCATGTCTGATTGACCATCTCTGATCCGGTAACTCCCATAGATTCTTTTATGATCTGTGCGGTATTGGAATATTCCCATGTTCCTGATACTGCACCAGCAGGTTGCCCTGAACCTTCGGAGAAGGCACTGGATATGATCACAAGTTCTTCTCCTGCTGTGAGTGCGGGGAATCGGTCAGTTATCTCATTGAGACGTACCGTGATTACCGGAGCTGCCGGAACGGCTACATTTCGGGTAATGACTGAGCCTGTGACTTCATTCGGAAACAAGATAACGTCATATAACCTGAGATAAAAATTATTATTTGCATCAAGATCAACAGGATCAAGTGTAAATGTTATGTTCGCCCCTATTGCGGGTTGTGCAACATTGGCAAGTACATGAATAACCTCGTGAACATGATTGTCTTCAAAGTGTCCATAATAATCCCTTGCTACCGGCAGTTCAAATCCCATGGATCTGATTAACTGAAAGTAGGATGCACCCTGATCTCCGAACCTGCTGAATAGCGTGTTCATTATCTCCGGCTTGTGAATATCAAAGCCTGATACGATATCTGAGGCATATATTTGAGCAATAGCTTCTGGTCCCATTTGTTTAAGTTTTAAGTGAAACTAATTAAAATACATTGCCTCTTGTGATTACTGTCTTTAAAAAAATTACCTTTTGGTTTCCAACTCGTAAGCCTTTTGACGTTGCTCCTCCTCCGTTGTCGGTACTAGCTTAATTGGTGCTGTATCGGTGTTCTTTGGAGAAGGATTGTGGTAAACTTTTAATATCTCCTCTTCGGTCATACTTCTGGCACGCTCAAATATGGCGTGATAGATTTCCTCCCGGTGAGTAAATAATATGTCGGAGTACATTGCTTCTGCAACACTCGTGACGTTTGCCTGATTAACTTCCAACTGGTTGCTAACTACATAGTCAAGAGCATTCTTTAATACAACCTTCTGCGACTCCTCTGGTAATACAAAGTTGACGATAGGTTCTTTTCCTCCTTTGAGTACGATAGGGATAGTAGAAAATGTTTTCCCCATCGCTTCGTTTACCCCTGTCCATGCGGTTGTCTGTGATTTCTCAATCTCAGGTGTCCACTTGGACTTGCTAATAGGCTCGTCTGTTGAAATCTCTGGCATTTTAATTTTTCCTTTGAGTTCCTGAAGTTTGGCTTTTGCTTTCCCCCCATCGGTTGTCACACCTATAAGGTTCGATTCATAATCCAATTTGTTTTGTTCCAATTCCTCTTGGGTAAGGTCGCCAGATTCTACCCTTTTGGGGTCAATCTTTGAAGAATCCACGTTGTATCTCGTCTCGAAATACCTGCGTACCTGTGGTTCCTTTCCTGCCGATGAAGGATTCTCAATAATGTGCTGCATGACTAAAGCATCCATGTCTCCCATGTTTGCCACGTCAGTAACATTTAACTTATTGAAAACCGCTGCATCTTTAATGCCCGTATCACGTACGAACTCATTAAACTTGGCAATGTCGTCACTCGCGAAATTATGTTTCGGCTTTGCCTTTAACTGGGTCTCAAGTGTCTGGTTCTTCTGTCTCAGAGTCTCCAACTCCTGAAGTGATGCGGGTATATTTGCTTTTTTAAAATCCTCGACTGTCTTAAACTGCTCGCCAAACATCTCATTCAGCATGGCAGTGCGGATAGTCTCTGGATTGAGTACGTTCTTTAGATCAACCGGAGGCACTGGTGGTGCTGCCGGAGGTGTTACTGGGGGTGTGACAGGTGGAATTACCGGAGGTGCTGCCGGAGGTTCTTCACTTTTCCCTCTTATTTGTTCTGCGATTTTTGCCGAATCGACACCGTCAATGCTCATTAGAGCTTCCATTTCTGCGTCTCTGCCGTCCTGTTTTTTTGTCATAACATCAATTTATCTTGATTTTACAAATGTATAAAAATTACGATACTGGTGTTGCGACTTGCTGTTCTGCCGCTTTTTGAACTATACCAAGACCACTATTGAGCCCGGCTAATTCCATATCTCTTTTATGCTGCAACTGCTCATACTTCTCATCAATAATCTTTTTGGCTTCATATAATCTTATTGCCTCTTCCGTCTTAACTTTTTGTAACTCTTTGGCTGCCTCAGATTTGATCTTAATAGATTCCTGTTCTCGTTGTTTATCCAAGTTCATGTTATCTCTTTGTAACTTTAGTTGTCTCTCTTTGTTCTTTTTAGTTTTGTGGTTTAAAAATGCCTCTGCATATTTTAAACTACCACTTTCCAAAAGTCTTTCTATCATCAAAAAGTCCGGCAACTCGATTCCAATTATTCCATCCCTGTCAGGAGACATTGCTGTAATCGCTGCCTGTCGAATAATATCTTTTCGTTCTTTGGTCGGCTTTGCCTCATATTTGATGAAGTAATCCGCATCCACGGTGTCTGCACCAACACTTATGACCTGCACTCCTATTGTCCCTATCACTGGCATATAACCAGTGTAGGCTTCTTTATCGTGTTTAATAAGCAACTGTAGTCTCAGTGATATGTTTTTAGCAGTCTGTTCTTTGATTGTCAGATAACCACTGTAAATATATCGTAATGCGTTATTTGTGGCGGCAAGTGCCATCTCCGAACCACCAACGGATATTTCTGGATTTGGCCCAGTAGCATCCGCAATCTGGTTTATACCCGTCATGTCACGGATGGCATTGGCATTGAAGTCCCATACTGCAATAAACTCGGTTAGCTGTGGCCCAATGCCTCCTGTTAACTCTTGTATCGGTCTGTATCCTCCCGGTGCATTTGGCACTCCCTTATGGGTTGTGGATTTGAATAGTAAGTCTCCGGTTTGTGTCAATATTTTCAGAAGGTCTAATGGATGAAGTTTATTCCCTCCCAGACTCATGTT